TTACCCCACCCGCGCCGCCGCGGCGTAGAGCGCGATCGCGGCGGCATTGGAGACGTTGAGGCTCTCCACCTTGGCCGAGATCGGCAGCCGCGCCAGCTCGTCGCAATGCGCCTCGGTGTTGTGGCGCATGCCCTCGCCCTCGGCGCCGAGCACGATCGCGACGCGCTGGGCGCCCATCGCCTGCGCCAGCGTCTGCGTCGCGTGACCGGTCAGCCCGATGCGCCAGAAGCCGGCCTCACCGATCTCGTCGAGCGCGCGCGCGAGATTGACCACGCGCACCCATGGCACCGTCTCGAGCGCGCCCGAGGCGGCACGCGCCAGCGCCCCCGATTCAGGCGGCGCGTGACGGTCCTGCGTGACGATGCCGAGCGCGTCGAACGCCGCCGCCGAGCGCAGGATCGCGCCGACATTGTGTGGGTCGGTCACCTGATCCAGCACGACGAGCGGGCGCTGGTCCTCGCGCCCCTCCTCCAGCAGGTCGCCGAGCCACACGTCCTCGAGCGGGTCGACCTCCGCGACCAGCCCCTGGTGCGGCGCGTCGGAGGGGACGAGCCGGCCGAGATCGGGCGCCTCGGCGAAGACGATCGGCAGCACCGGCGGCAGATCGAGCGACCCCAGCGCTTCGCGCGTGCCCCAGACCTTGCGGACGGTGCGCTGCGGGTTCGCGAGCGCGGCGAGCACGGGATGGCGCCCCCACAGCCGCGTGCGATTGCCCTGTTGCTGACTCGGCCGATGTCCGCGCCGCGCCATCAGCCGCGACTCCGGCGGGCGGTGAGAGAGGCGAGCGAACGACGCGACATGACGAGGGAGCTTTCCGGCGATGGGAGGGAGTGCGGCGGACGCTATGCGCGCGCGCGCCGGGACGCAACCGCCGCGGTGCTCGCGAAAAGGCGGGACGGAAGGCGTTGACAGGCCGGGCGAGCGCGGGCATTGGGCGCCCTCGCTTTCGACAGCGCCGCTCGTGGAAGGGTGGCCGAGTGGTTAAAGGCAGCAGACTGTAAATCTGCCCACGCAAGTGTACGCTGGTTCGAATCCAGCCCCTTCCACCACCCCTTCGTTCCGGGTCATCTCAGACAACCTCAGAAACGGGTCATTCCCCTCGTGGGAAGGCTTGTCCGTTGTCTCATTTGGTCGCAATCAACATCGATGCAGCGCGACGATTCTGGGGGCACTTTGGGGGCACGAGTTTGCCAGCCTGGGGGCACCGGTTGCTGACGGACGTAACCTGCCGGAAGGCTGCCCCCAAGGACAAGCCGTACAAGCTCGGGGATGCCGCAGGGCTTTACCTCTACGTGCTGCCGAGCGGCTTCAAGTCGTGGCGCTGGAAGTACCGCGTCGGGGGCAAGGAGAAGCGCCTGGTCTTCGGGGGGTACCCGGAGATCTCGCTCTCCAAGGCGCGCGAGCTGCGCGAGGACGCGGCGCGGACGTTGCGCGAGGGCGCGGACCCGGCGGTGGCGAAGCGGCAGCGAGCGGCCGAGCAGACAGCGATGGCCGGCAGCAACTTCGAGACGATCGCGCGCGAGTGGCACGCCAGCCAGAAGGCGGGCTGGTCGAAGCGCTACGCGGACATCGTGCTCAACAGCTTCGTCAACGACGTCTTCCCGAGAATCGGCAAGCTGCCGATCGCCTCGGTGACGACGCCGCTGGTGCTCGAGGTGCTGCGGCCGATCGAGGCGCGCGGCGCCGTAGAGACGGCGCACCGCGTGCGGCAGCGGATCTCGGAGGTCTTCGCGAGAGCGATCGCGGGCGGCATCGCGCCGGCGGATCCCGCGGCGGTGACGAAGCGGGCGCTCGGGCGCAAGACGAAGGGCAAGTTCCCGGCGGCGCGCACGATCAAGCTGGCGCAGGCGGTCCTGGCCGATTCGGAGCGGCAGCCGGGGCACCCGCTGACGAAGCTCGCCTCGCGGCTGCTGGCGCTCACCGCGGTGCGCTCGGCAACGCTACGGATGGCCGAGAAGCACGAGTTCGAGGAGCTGGACGGAGCCGAGCCTATCTGGCGCGTGCCGGCGGCCAAGATGAAGCTCGGGGTCGAGCGGAAGCGGGATGCGGCTTTCGAGTTCGTCGTGCCGCTCTCGCGCCAGGCGGTCGAGACGGTGAAGATCGCAATCGCGTTCTCGGGCAAGGACAACCCGGGGCTCGTTTTTCGCAGCGTCCGCAATTCGCGGAAGCCGATCAGCGACAGCACGCTCAGCAAGGCCTACCGCGAGGCGGGGTACTCCGGGGTGCATGTGCCGCACGGCTGGCGCTCAACGTTCTCGACGGTGATGAACGAGCTGGCAAAGGATCGCGGCCAGGATGGCGATCGCGCGGTAATCGACCTGATGCTCGCTCACGTCCCGGAGGGTGTCGAGGCTGCGTACAATCGCGCCGCTTACATGCCTCGCCGGCGCGCAATCGCGCAGGAGTGGGCGGACATGCTGACGGAGGGCCTAGCTCCGCCGGAGACGCTGCTCGAGGGCAAGCGGCAGCACGCCTGATCGTCGGGGGCCGCGCATGACCGCGGCCTCGATGACGCGGCAGACGAAGCTGGTGATGAAAGGCTTCGCCGCCCGACTCGCTGGCAACACCGAGCGCGGCGCCGATCGGAAGGTGCGGCGCGGTAGCGTCGACGCCCGCGATCGCCGGGCTCAGGTCTATCGGCCGATCGGCGATGGCACGACGGCTGGCGCGCTCGGGTGGATCGATTGCCTATTGAAGGTCGTAGCCGAGTGGGACGACCAGGAGCGGCAGCGCGGCGGCGCGCGGCCGCTCGGCCTGCACGGCATGCGCGTGCTCGAGACGTTGCTCGGGCGCCGCGGCGGCGTTGCGGTCGACTTCAAGACCGGGCGTCTCGACCCGGCGATCGACACTATCGCTCGCGCGGCTCGCGTCGCGCGTGGGACGGTCATCCGTGCTCTGGCGCAGCTCAAGCGGCTGGGGATCCTCGATTGGGTGCGCCGCACGGAGAAGACCGGCGCCGATGGCGTGTTCGGCCCGCAGCGCCGCCAGATCTCCAACGCCTACTTCTTCACGCCCGAGGGGCTGCCAGCCCGGGTGGCGCAGCGACTGCGCGATCTCCTCGCACGGCGCCGGGTGCGACGCGAGGGCACACAGCCGCCACCAGGCGCGCCGCCTGCCCGGCCTATGCCGTCGAACCCCGAGATGCGAGCCGTCCTCGCCCGGATGGAAGCGGGGCTCGACCGTCGCGCGGAAGAAGCAAGCGCGAGTCCGCCATCCGGTCAGTATCCCCTCTCAGGGGTTCAAGGATAAAAGGAATGGGGTCGCTGAGGCGACCCCATGCGCAGATTTGATCATCCCCCCGCGCTGAGAGGTCCCACCGCCTCCGAACGATCGCCTAGGCTCGGCGGTCGGACGTGGCGGCTTGCGCCGCCCCGATGCTGCCTGGGGGGGATGGAGCACGAATGGTGCCAACCGCCCCGTGCGCGGCGTTCGCGGCGCGGTCAGCCCGTCAGGATCTCGGCCCAAGTCTCGAATAGTCGCCGGCGGGGCGCGAGCTGCTGGGCGCGGTTGTACGCGCTCTCCACCTTGGCCGTGGTTCCGTCCTCCCGCTTGAGGACGTGGCCAAGGGCGCGATCGATCGCGCCGCGCTGGTCCGGCGCCTGCTCGTTGAGGATCGTCGAGAAGGTGGCGCGCCAGCCGTGCGGGACATGGCGCCGCGCGAAGCCCGCGCGATCATAGAGCGCGCCGATCGCGCCCTCGCCGATCGGCGCCGCGCCGCCACGGCCCGGGAAGATCAGCTCACCGGCGTCGCGATCCGCATCCGCAGCATGCATATTCGCATCGGCAGAATGCATATCGGCAACGCGCAGAGCGCGCGCGGCGCGCAGGACGTCGACCGCGGCCGGCGCCAGCGGCACCAGGTGGTCGTTCGCCGCGTCGCGCTTCTTCGCTGCCGCGAGTTTCATCCGCGCGGAAGGTACGCGCCAGAGCGGCTCGACGCCGTCCAGGTCCTCGATCTCTGACCAACGCGCGCCGCGCACCATTGCCAGCCGCACCGCGGTGAGCGCGAGGAAGCGCGAGGCGAGCTTCACCGCCGCGCCGGCGCCGACCTGCTCGGCCGCGGCGAGCAGTTCGCGCGCCTCGGCGATCGTCGTCACCGCCGGCTGGTGCCGCGGCGCCGGCGCCGGCGCCAGTGCGCGGCCGACGACGGCCGCGGGGTCGATCGAGCACCAGCCCTCGCTGATCGCCAGCGCGAACACGTCCGAGATCCGCTGCCGCACGCGCGAGGCGGTGACTATCGCGCCGCGCCGCTCGATCGAGCGGACGACCCGCAGCACCGCCGGCGAGTCGATCGCGTCGAGCTCGGCCGCACCTAGCTGCGGGAACACGTCGGCCTCAAGGCTGGCGAGCACGTCGTCGGCGTGGACCTTCGTCCACCCGGCGAGCTGCTGCGCGTGCCAGGCGCGCGCCGCGCGCTCGAAGGTCATAGCCGTGGCGACCGTCCGCGGATCCACGCCCCGGCCGAGCTGCTCGCGCGCATCCTCGGCGCGCGCCCGAGCGGCGTCGAGCGAGACCTCGGGCCACTGGCCGATCGTCAGCAGCTGCTCGTGCCCGGCGAAGCGAAAGCGCCAGCGGAACGACTTGCGGCCGGTCGGCGCGACGAACAGATGCAGCCCGCGCTCGTCGGCGATCTTGTAGGCGGCCGCGCGCGGCCGCGCGGCTTTCACCGCGGCGTTCGTCAGCATATGACTATCCGGTCAAGAGGAGCGGCGCATGGACAACCAGCACCAGAAGATCAGCGGCTACCGTGACCTGTCGCAGGCCGAGATCGATGCGATGAATGAGGTCAAAGCACTTGAGGCGCGCTTCAATGGCATGATCGATCGGCTGAGAAGTATCGACGGGATCGATCAACGAAACGTTGCGATCGCCCAGACCGAGGGCGAGACGGCGTTCATGCGGGCTGTCCGCGCGATCGCGCAGCCAGTGCGGATCACCGACCGGTGAGCGTGAACCCGGACGCGGACAAGGCGGCTGCGGCGATGGACTGGCTGACCTTCATCGCCTCAATTGTTGGCTCGCTAGCGTGGCCCGTCGCCGCGTTCGGGATCGCCTTCCTCTTCCGCTCAGAGATCATCCGTCTTCTTAGTCGCATCCGAAGGCTTTCGGTCGGAGACAACTCAGTTGATTTCGGCGAACAGCTTGCTGAAGCCGAGGCCGACGTGCCCGCGATCGCAGAGGATGATGGCCTCGTAGCGCTGGATGATCGCCTCAAGCAGCTGGTGGTTATAGCTCCAGGCGCGGCGATACTTGAGAGCTGGCGGTCGCTCGAGGAGCAGGTCAAGAGGCGTTCTGCCGCGATTTTCGGGGAAAATGACGGCTCTTATGGCCGGTATAGTTTCGGCTACCGAGCACATCGAATGTTCAAAGAAGGGTTGATAAGTCCGGCAACTTACCGCCTACTTTTTGATCTTCGTAGTCTTAGAAGAAGCGCTGCGAACACCGGCGAGGTGACCACTGACGACGCTGTGCGCTTTCTGTCACTCGCTGAGAAAGCGAAGGTGCTGCTTGCAGGATCCGATTTAACCCCTGACCTACCCGAATGACGACCGCGGCGGAGGAAGCCTCCGCCGCGATGCACGCGCGGATGGCGGTTTTCTGCGGCTGAGCGGGGTATCCGCCGAGTGTTCGTACCCTCAGCGATACCCCGCGCTGATCAGCCGATGTTGCTGACGACCAGCTCTGTGACGCGCTTCGCCGTGCCCATCGCCTTGGTCGCGATCGACCAGGCAACATCGACGTCCACGGTGCGGAACCGGCTGAATACCGCGCGCGAGCCTTCCGTCGCGTTAATCGACAGCACGAACTTGCCGCGGATCCCGGCGAGCTGGTCGGCGAGCTGCTCGAAATCGCCGCGCGCGAACACGTCGGCGCCGTAATCGTCCTCGCAGCCCCAATAGGGCGGGTCGAGGTAGAAGAGCGTCTCGGCCGAGTCGTACCGCCGGATCAGGTCGGCATAGGGCAGCCGCTCAATCGTGACCGGCGCGAGGCGCGCGCCGAGCGCGCGGATCTCCGCGCGGAGCTGAGCATAGTCGAAGCGCGATGGTCGCCCCGCCGACACGCCGAAGGTGCGCCCGGTGACCTTCCCGCCGAAGGCGAGGCGCTGGAGGTAGAGGAAGCGCGCGGCACGCTCGATGTCGGTCAGCGTGTCCGGGGCTACCAAGCGCTGCCGCTCAAACTCGTCGCGGCTGGCGAGCAGCAGCTCCAGCTCGTCGACCAGCGGCTCGAAGTGGCGGCGCACGACGCGGAATAGGTTGGAGACGTCGCGCGAGATGTCGTTGATCACCTCGGCCGGCGCGGCACGGCCGCGGCGCAGGAAGATCCCGCCCATGCCGACGAAGGGCTCGACATAGGTACGGTGCGGCGTCGCATCGATGATGGCGCACAGGCGCTTGGCCAGGTTGCGCTTGCCGCCCAGGCACGGCGCGATCGGCCGGATGGCGGTGGTGGTGGGCATGCTGGTGCTTTCTCTTCAGGAGGAAGCGCTCGGCTACGCGCGCGGGATCGCGCCGATCGGCGACGATCGACGGGCCTGCACCAGGTCGGCGCAGGATCTCGGCAGCGGCTCTCGGCCGCGAATGTCTGGTGGTGGTGCTGCGCGGCCGGCCGCCCGAACCGGGTGGTTAGCCGCGCAGACCTGTGGAGCTACGCCCCCGCGTATTCCCCCGAAGGGTCTTCTATTCTGCGGGCCACCCGGCGAACCGGTGACCACAGGATGTTCCGCGCGCGCGGGCTGACCCTCTCGGCTACGATGGGGCCAGCGAGGCGACTATGACACCGCGCCGGCGGTCGAGGAAGCCTATCCGCGCAGCCGGCGGACCAGCTCCTTCCATTCGCGCGGCCCTTGCGGCCCCCACTCTGGCCCGGTCGGCAGGTCATAGGTGAGCCCGAGCCGCACGCGCTTGCCGCGGCACCTGGTGCAGCGCAGCCGGTCCTGGACCATGTGCAGGCGGCCGTCCCACAGGTGCACCATGAAGTAGCGCGAGAGCTTCGGGCCATCGATGACGGCGCGGTGACCGCACGCGCAGCGCACCGCGACGTTGCCACGGCCCGCCAGCTCGGCCAGCGTCTCAGGTCGGAAATTGGCACCCATCGCTCGACCAGCATGCCGGAACATGGCGGGAACGTAAGGGCTGGGAATGTTGGAGATCTGGTGCTCAGTGGGGCGCCCGCCGGCGCCCCACCGAGTCGACGTGCGTTACCGGGTGATCACCCGCATCGGCTCGAAGCGCCCAGCCAGGAACGCCTGCCACGCCGGCAGCGCGCGTAACCAGGCGGCGATCGCCGCGTGGCCGTCGTCCGACGGGTGGATCCCGTCACCAGCCCAGGCAGCGCTGTAGAGCAGGCCGTCGCGCCAGATATTCGTGTTGCGGCCGGTCGTGACGAAGCCGGCGACGTCGACCACTAGGTTGAGCGGATGCCCTGCGGCGCCGACGCGCGCGATCGTCGCGCCGGTCGCGCCGATCTCGGCGACCGCCTTGGTCGCGGTGTCGAACGGCGCGCCGTCGCGCAGCCACTCGTTGCCGAGGTCGACCGAGCCGCCGACCACGAAGCGGCCGCCGCCCGTCGTCGTGTTGTCTTGGTTCGCCGGCGCGTAGACCGTCGCGCCCGACTTCAGCGAGACCTGCGGCGTGATCGTGAACTGCGCCATCTTGGCGCTCGGGTGGATCGAGCGCAGCACCAGCCAGGCGTCGAGCGCCCTCTGACGCCAGGTCGTGACATTGCCGGTCGCCTCGTTGGTCCCCAGCTCGACGACGATGCGATCGACGAAGGGTAGCAGCGCGGTATTGCGCCCCGCCTGGGCGTTCGTGGCGAGGTTGGACCACTGCGACCCGAACTGGCCGACGTTCACGACCGGATAGTCGCCGCCGAGCGCGCGCTCGAGGTAGCCCGCCAGGCCGGTCGCAGGGTCGCCGCCGTTGGCGAAGGTCCCATTGTCGCCGGCGGCGCGCACGATGCTGTCGCCGAAGATGGCGAGAGCGTGCGGCACGCTGCAGGTGCCGCTGACATGCGCGACCCCGCCGAGCGGACCATAGCCGAAGCCGTTGCCCGGCGCCTGGCCCGGGTTGCCGGCGACCATGGTGGCGTCGGTGCGCGTGCCCCCGCCGTTCACATACTCGCCGCGCGCGGCGTAGAGCGGCGCGCTACCCGAGACGAGCGTGCCCGACGGCCAGGTCTGGTAGCTGCGCCAGCCGAGCGTGCGCGAGGTGAATGGTCCGACGATCGCGTCCGAGAAGTGGGTCGTGCCGGGCACGTAGGTGAGCGTCGCCGCCCCGCCCCAGGTGATCTCGACCGGCGTGCCATCGTTCCAGACGCGCTCGAGCGCGTTGTGCGAGGTCACGCCGGCGCCGACGTTCTCCTCGGCCGGCGCCGTCGATTTCTGGTGCCAGGCGGGGAGCACCACGCGCAGGCGCTTGATGCAGGTCGGGTCGATCAGGTTGGCGATCGGCAGCTGGCGCCGCGTGTTACTCTGGCCCGAGGCGTTGGTCGGGAACAGCGCCGTCGAGAGGTTCGGCGTCGCCGTGCGGTAGGTCACCAGCATGCCGAGGTCGCGGGGCGAGGACGGCTCGGGCTGGCCGCTGGCGTAGATGCTCGGCGTCGCCACCTGGGCGAGCGCGGCGGCCGGCAGCAGCAGCGCCGCCGCGATTGCGGGGATCAGGCGCCGCATCACGGCACCCGCGACAGGATGGCGGCGCAGCCGGTCGTCCCGCTGATCGTCACGCGCACGCTGGCGTTCGAGCCGAGCCCGATCACGGTACCGGAAGCGCCGGTGTCGCTGGCGGTCTTGCTCGCCGCGGTGGCGAAGGTGACGCCGTCGGGCCCGAGCACCTGGAAGTTGAGCGTGCCGTAGGCCGAGCAGCTCTGCGTCAGGATATAGGTCCCGCCGTAGATGGTCTGGGCGGCGGAGGGCACGTTGGCGAGCGCCAGGCGCACCGTCTCGCGCACGCTTCCGGTCGGCAGCGGCGCGGCCGCGCTCACCGCGACGCAGCTGCCGTCGACCTGCGCGACACACGCCGCGCTCATCGGCGCGTAGCCGGCCGGCGCTGCGACCGACGCCGCGGTCTGCGCCGACGCGATCGCCGGAATGAGAGCGAGCGCGATCGCGCCCGCCCGAAGAAGCAGGGTCCTCATAGTGGTCCTTCCTGGATGAAACGAAGAGGCGGGTCAGCGCGGCTTGGCAAGCTCGCCGAGCGTCGTCGGCAGCACGCCCTCGGGCCATGCGTCGATCAGGAGCTGGCGCTTGTCGTCGCAGCTCCACACGTCGAAGCCGCGGTTGCGGATCGTGCCCTCGGCGTCGGCCGAGGTCGCGCTACCGTCCGGTTGGCGGAGAACCGGCGACAGGGTGCAGGGCTCCATCGCCGCGGCCGGCGGCCGCACCCGCACCGGGACGGGCGGCATCGAGCGCATCGATGGCGCGCACGCGGTCAGCGCCAAGGCACAGAGCCCGGCCGGCGTCAGTCTGAGCATATTCCCTCACGGTGTCGGTGGAGTGGACGATCAGCGGCTCGCGCGCGGCGAGCCGGTCGGCGAAGGTCGACGTCGCCTTCGCCTCGCGCTGCGCGCTTGCCGCGACGATCTCGGCGCGCTCGCGGCGCGCGCGCTCGGCCGCGGCGGTCGCCTGGCTGCGCTCGAGCGCCAGATCGTGCCGCGCGTCGACCAGCTCGGCGCGCAGGTAGAGCGCGGCCGCGGCGAGCCCGGCGATCGTCAGCAGCGGCGCGAGTCGGCGCAGCAGCTCGAGCAGCGCGGCAGCCTTCACGCGGTCACCTTGCCGAAGGTCCGCGCCTTCAGCTCGGCGAAGTCGCCGAGGTAGAGCGCGGCCTCGGCCGCGCGCCGGCGCACCAGGCCGCTGCTCTTCTTGCCGTCGACCAGGTTGAAGAGGCCGAATGCGGCCGCGGCCGCGTCGATCTGGCCGGCGCGGTGGAGCCGCAGCACGCTCGAGCTGCGGAAGGCCTTGAGCCCGATGTTATAGGCCAGCGCGACCATCGCGCCGAACTGCTGCGCGGTGACGGGCACGCGGCCGATCGCCGCCATGACCGGCGCCGCGAAGTCGCGGGCGAGCAGCTGCGCGAACATCGCATCGGCTTGCTCCTGGGTGATGCGGTCGCCCGCCTTCACGCGCCGGCCGTCGGGATAATAGGTCATCCCCCAGCCGATCGTCCATTTGCCCGCCGGGCAGCGGTAAGCGGAGAGTCGGCAGCTCTCGAAGTGGTGGAGCAGCGCAATCGCGACCGGCCCGACCATCAGCGCCGGCGCCGGCGTGCTGAGCAGGCCCAGGCGGTGCGCGGCCTTCGGCTGCGGTACCGCGCGCGCGACGGTGACGCCGACGAAGAGCAGCAGGCCGATCCACGCCTGCAGGTGCTCGGGCAAGAGCGCGCGCAGCTCGGGCGGCATGCCGTTCCAGGCGCCCTGCAGCACGGTTGGGTCGAGCGCGAGCAGCGCGGCGGAGAGCGCGGCGCCGATCGCGGCAATACGGACGGACCAGGCGTGCGCGGCAGCGCTCGCCCGCTCGAGCAGGATCGACATGGGTGTTCCCTTCGGTGGTGAGGTCAGTCGCGCGCGGGCGAGCGCGCGAGCAGCAGGTCGAGCTTGGCGTCGACCCGGGCGACGATCTTGCCGAGGTCGCGGGTCTCGCTGTCGGCGCGATCGGCGCGCTGCTCGAGCTGGGTGGTGCGGCGCTCGTTGTCGCCGACCTGGCGCGTGAGCTGGCCGCCGTAGAAGACGATCGTGAAGAGGGTGACCAGGAAGGTCAGCGCCGACACGACGAGCGAGGCGACGCCGTGCCAGGTGACGCGCGCGGGTGCCGGCGCCACGACGACGGCCGAGGCGGTGGGGGTGTCAGTCATGGGGGATCTCCGCCGGCGCGCCGGCCTGGTAGTGGCTTAGGGGGCGACGGTGCCGCCGATGGTCCAGCGCGCCGACACGCCGTCGACGTTGGAGACACATTCCGCGTAGCAGCTGGTGCCCGGGCCGCCCGAGCGGGTGAAGGCCGAGGCGGCGCCGTCGGGATCGATCAGGTCGCCGTTCTCGGTGAGAAAGCCCCAGCTGTTCGCGTTGCGCTGCTCGAAGTAGACCCGGTCGCCGACCCGCACGTTGAGCGCGCTGACGACAACGTTGCCCGCCGCGTCGTACTCGGTGAGCCGGCCCTTGGGGAGTGTGATCGTGCGGTTGCCGTCGACCATCCGCACCGCCTGCAGGCCGCCGATATGGGCGCCGGTGACGGTGTAGGTGTTGGATCGCGCGCCGGCGAGCCGGAAGGGCGTGCTCCACGTCTTCGCGACTGCCATCGTGGAGTCGAGCGACGAGTAGCGCACGGTGAGCGCCTCGCCGGCGGGGATCACGATGTTGTCCGAGGTGATCCGGCCCGCGGTGGCGTTGACCACCACGAGCTCGAAATCGCCGGGCACCTTCGTCTTGTCGATCGGCGTGAGCACGGTGCCGTCGTAGTTGGTGCCCTGGATCCGCATCGTGATCTTGCGGTCGAGGAGGTTCGCCACCGGCAGCGACGGCGTGGCCGAGTTGTAGGAGATCTCCATGTAGTAGGAGCCGGTCTCCTCGCCGAACACGAGCTTGCGGATCGAGTGCTTCAGGTTGGGGAAGCGCTCGGCGTAGAGCCCGGCCGGGTTGTAGCCATGCGCCCCGCCGAGATTGTGGATCCCCTCGTAGAAGGTGTCGGGGAACTCATGCACCGCGGCGGCGAAGGGCGTGTTGTTGTCGTCGACGGCACCGCCCCAGAGATCCTTCACGTAGGTCGGCCCGGCGATGACCTTCACGCCGGCGCCGCGGTCGAAGCGGACGCTGCTCGGCTTGTAGTCCTGGTGCCAGAAAATCGTCGCGCCCTGCCCGCCCGACACGGTGACGGTGCAGCCACGGCCGCTGCCGCCGGTGGTCGCGGCGATCCCCTGCGGGAGTGCGGTGTAGGCGCCGACGTCGGAGACGTCGACGCGCTGGACCTCGCCCGCCGCGCTGACGCTGGTGACCTGGACCTTCGCCGTCCGCGACCAAGTCCCGCCCTGCGGCGTCAGGAGATCGCCGACGCGGTACCCGCGCCCGCCCGCGGCGACGCCGGCATAGCGGACTTGGTCCTGCGGCTGGCGCACCTTCGTGAGGTCGATCGTCGGGCCACGCCCGGTGATCGTCGCGCGCGTGTAGCTGAACACGCGGCGGTGATCGGTCTCGCCCTCGACCGCGAAGGTGACGTTGTCGCCGAAGCGGACGTGCGAGTCGTAATCCTGCGCCAGGTAGATCGTCGCCGAGCCGCTCTCGACCGGGCGGTGCGAGAAGTAGCTGTCGCGGATCGTCAGCTCGAAGGTGGCGGGATCGTTCGCCGTCGGCGAACTGGTGGCCAGGCTGCTGACCTGCGCGCGCTCGCTGTGGTGTCCGCTGACCTCGTTCCCTGGTCCGTAGCAGGAGAAGGCGATGCCCTGCCGGCAGTTGAAGTCCATGCAGTTGCGGATCTTGATGTTGGTCCCGCGCGGCGAATAGGCGGGCCCGCCCGAGCTGGCGCCGGCGTAGAAGTTGGCGGCGATGCAGGCTTCGAAGATGTAGCCGTCGACCTCGTCGTGAACGCCGAAGCCGTTGGAACAGCCGAGCGCGACGCACTGGCTCACGATGCCGTCACGCGCTGAGCCGTACTTCCAGGGTGCGGGATCATCATCGAAACAGGAGTAGCCGCCGGCGTCGTTCGGGTGGCGGATGTCCATGAAGGATCCGTTGCTCAGCCGGAGCCCCGTGTTGCAGGTGTCGTTGACGCCGTAGGGCCAATTGCCCGACGTCGGGATCGTCGGCGAGCGCTCGAAGTGGAGCCGGTCGACCACCGGCTGCCGGTTGGAGACCAGCCACACCAGCGGCCCGAAGAACTGGCGGCAGCGCAGGCCGATGACCTCGGGCTGCGCCATCTGGATCAGCTGCACCGCGCCGCGCACGCCAGCGCCTGGTCCGGTGAGCAGCGGGGTGTCGCAGCTGACGGTGAAGCCGTGGATCTCGAGCGCGGCGTCGGGCATCAGCGCGATCCGCGGGTTCATCGTGTAGGAGCCGCGAAGCGGCGCCGTCAGGATGATCTTGGTCGGATCGTCGGTGTTGTCCTTGCCGACGACGGCGTCCTCGCCCTCGTGGCGCGTGCCGGCGCCGTCCGCGGTCTTCTGGTTGGGGATCGGATCGTTGGCGTAGATCTTGACCTGCTGCCCCGCCTTCACCGGATGGGGCGACGCCATGGTGATGACCGAGACGGTGCCCTCGGTCTGGAAGGTGGGATCCTTGGACAGCAGCACCTTCACCGCGCCGATCGCCGTGATGCGGTCCCACCAGATCTCGTTGGCGACGCAGGTGATGAGCTGCGCGCGGGTGGTCGCGTAGAGGATCGCGTTGTGCGTGCCGACAAGCCGCTTGCGCTTCCCGTTCGGGATGACGCCGCTCCAATGCGGCGAGTAGACGCCGTCGTCGAAGACGAGCGTGTTGACGACGTCGTCGAGCATGAAGGCGTCCAGCGCCGCCTGCAGCCCGGGCGTATCGTTCTTCAGCTTCCGATCGCGGAGATAGTTGGCGATCGTCGCAGAGCCGCCGGGCAGCGCGCCGCCGCGCGCCAGCTCGAGCACCTTCGCCGGCGACGGCAGCGAGCGCACGAAGCCGGCGCTGTCGGTCGCCGGGAATAGCCCGTCGCCGGCCAGGCCACCGTCCGCCGCGCCCGCCCACCAGGCCGAGAACTCCTGCTGGGTGAGGTCGCGACGGCCGAGCAGCGCTGAGACCTTGTCGAGCAGGTCCTGGTCGAGTGCCATCAGATCTTCCAGTCGACGATCGCGGCCGCCTGCTTGGCGGCAAGGGTCTTGGCCGCGCGGACGGCGATCTTCGCCGCGCGCCGGCGCCGCTCGATCTCCGCGCGCGCCGCGCGGCTCGCCGCGGCCGCGGCCGTCACGGCATCGCGCGCCTGGACCAGCGTGGCGGCGCCGCTCGCCTGCATCTCGGCGTAGAGGAACGGCCAGCGCGCCTGCTGCTCGGTCGCCGGCAGCGCCTTGAGCGCCGCGAGGATCAGCGCGGTGGTGCCGCCCAGACCGCTGATCGACGCCACGTCGGCCATCTTCTCGCGGTAGGCGTCCGACTGACCGGGCACGATCGTGAGCCAGCGCTGCCGCGCGACGCCGGCCTGCGCGTCGATCTGACCTAGTATCATCTGCTCCGCCTCGGCCAGCGTCAGCGGCGCCGGCGCGTCGAGTGGCGGGCACGGAATGCCGCGCACCGCGTCGAGGGTCTCGCCCGGGGCGAGCTGCGCCTCAGCCTCCTCGCGGGTCGGCACGCGGACGTAGCGCGTGACCGAGGCCGAGCCGGCCGCGTAGATCGCAAAGCTCGTCATGCTCGCTTCGCCTCGTCAACGGAGAGATTGGAGCCGGCCTCGATAAAGCCCGTCCCGGTGCCGCCATCGTGTCCGAAGTAGACGAAGCGGAGGGTCCAGGTGTGCGTACCTTTCGGCACGTCGTAGATCCGTAGGCGGTTCGGCATGACCGAACGGACGCTGTTGATGTTGCTGATGTTGGCGGTGGTCATCCAATACCAGGTCTGGTCGACCACGATGCCGTTGCGCTCGAGCTGGAAGTAGCCGGCGTACCCGCCGCCCGGTCGCATCCGCATCATCCAGGCGACCTCGAGGTCGCTTTCCGCGAGATCCTTGTTCGTGACGAGCTGGGCGATGATCACCGAGCCGTTCGAGTAGGGCAGTGCCACGTTCTGCGCGGTCTGGGTGTAGTAGGGCCGCTTCACCGCGAACTGCTGGAGGTTCTTCGTCTCGATGCTGTCGGCGACGAGCCGCTTTGCATAGACATCGGTGTGAAATTCCCACCGCTGCTCGGCGCCATTGTACGAAAGCACCCGCAGCGGGTTGCCGCCGGACGGATCCACGAACTCGAACTCGTTGGCGAAGAAGGCCATCTTGCCCAGCCGCTCGGGTCCATCCGCGGTCAGCGAGAAGGCGGCGAACACGCCGTCGGCGTCGGCCCGCACGATCGACTTGGCATAGCCCCCGCCCTGCGGCCCGATCAGCGCCTCGTTGAGCGTGGTGATCGTGGCGTTCGAGTTGACGGTCGCGACCGCGACCTCCTCGAGCGAGCGCGCGAGCGACGTGCCGTCGTTGCCGAAGCGCACGGTGTCGAGATTGAGCACCCAGCCGGTTCCGTTCGTGGTGCGATAGCCGATCAGGCTCAGGTCGGTCGCGACCTTGGCGTTGATCAGGTCCTGCGCTTCCTTGAACTCGATGAAGATCGGCCCGACCGGCTGCCCTTGCACGAAGGTGCGCGCGTCGAAGATCCGCTGCAGATCGTCCTGGCGCAGCGCCTCCTCGAGGATCGACTTCGTGTTGATGTCGACTGAGGCGACCAGCTCCTGCGCCTCGCGGTCGCCGACGTTGGTCCCGGGCGGCGCGCCCACCGTGGCGTTGTCCTGCGGCTTGGTGTTGTCAGGGTCGCCGATCGAAGGCCACTCGGCCGACTTGCCGGCGTCGGTCAGCCCCTGGATCAGCGGCCAGAGCGAGGCGTCGTAGCGGGTCGGCTCGGCGCCGGTGACCGGCGCGGCATCGCTACCGTCCCAGGCATAGATCGCCGAATGCTCCTCGCGCAGCATCATCGGCACCTTGCCGTCGACCTGGATCGCCATGTCGGCGATGCGGAACAGCTTGCGGTCCCAGCCGAGCTGCCGGAACGTCAGACGGATCACATCGCCCTTCTGAAACTTCCACGCGGTCGCCTGAAAGGTGGCGGTGAAGGTGCCGCCGTAGATCATGCGCTGCAGGCGCTGCTTGGAGAGCCGCTGCGCCTGGCTTGCCGACTGCACCAGTGGATAATTGAGGGTCTGCGAGCGCTCGATCCCGTCGCGGCTGGCGATCGAGACCTCGGGATAGTCGGCGAGCTGGAACAGCGACGTCGTCGACGGATCGACGTAGCCCCCGCGAATGACGTTGACGCTGTCGTTTAGCGGGAGCGTCTGCGACCAGGTGAAGGCGCCGAGGACGTCGTCGGTGACGAGGCTGCCGATCGGCGCCGCCAGGTCGTTGTGCAGCACCGTCAGGCGCAGGCGCCCGTCGATATCGTCGAGCACCGCGTTCATCGACGCCTTGAGGTTGTCGAGCACCGCGTCGGTCGCGTCGCCCTCACTGATCACGCCGTCGCAGCGGTACCGCGGCTCGGTACCGCCGGCCGAGCGGATCACCGGCTCGTCGCAGAGATTGGCGGCTTCAATGAAGCTGGCGAGATCGAGGCGCTCGGGTGGGATGCCCTTGCCGACCGCCAGGCGCCCGGCGATCCGCCAGCCGAGCAGATAGAACAGCGTGCAGAGCGCGGGATTGCGCGACGCGCTGTCATCCCACGCCCAGGTCGACTGATCGTCGGCACGCTGCGGCCCCGAGCCGCCGGGCACCGTGCTATCGCGGCGCGGATCGTAGACCGAGGCGCCGTCCCCGACGATCGTCACCCGGCTCGGGATCGACTGGTTGAAGACGGAGTCGACCTTCTTCTTCGAGGTGTCGAGGATCTGATAGCGCAGGTAGACGTAGGCGCAGCCGGTGAAGCGCCGGGTTCTACCCATGCGCGGACCGAGGTTGATCGCGTTCGCAGCGTTGCCCTCGAGCACCGGGGTCACCTGCAGCCACTTCTGAAACTCGCCCTGCGCTCCGCCAGCCGCGGTCCAGGCGAGCTTGTCGTCGAAGTAGATCGCGCGGATGGCGGTGACCCGGTGCGACGCAACGACGATGAATCGGTGCAGGTAGGTCTGGTTGTCGGAATATTCCTGGTCGCGCAGGTCGGTCGCCATCGCGGTCGTGCCGAAGACGATCTTGCGGGGCTCGCGCGTGTTGATCGACACGGTGAGGCGATCGCTGGTCGACGACAGGCCCGCCGGCGACTTCGGCTTGCCCGAGAGCAGCGACGCGCCGGCGCTGAGGATCTGCGCCGCCACGAACGTCGGGCCGCCGATCAGGAAACCTACGGCGTTCATCGCGCCGCGCACCAGGCCCTTTTTGCCGTCGACGATGACGCCGAGGACCGGGCCGTAGAGGAACTTAAGCGCCTTCCCCATCAGCCGACCTTCCAGGCGATCGACCACGCGCTGCGCTCGAGCCTCACCCAGCCGGGCGCGCCGTCAACGTCGCCGACGAACAGAGCGCGCGGCCCGATCGAGACGCCGGCCATCCCGTCGACCATCACCAGGTCACCGCGGCGGGCGAAGGCGGGCTCGATCCGTGGCAGCGCGGCGTCGATCGTCGCCTCGAGCGTGCCGTCGCCGAAGCGGCGCAGCGCGCGCACGCTGCCGCGCGCGGTGCTGTAGTGGCCGCGGTAGGCGGCTGCGAGGTCCACGCCGGTCTGCGCCAGTACGGCGCCGGCCGCGAACAGCGCGCAGTCCAGCTCGCCCCAGCGGAAGGCCGCGCCCTCGAGGTCTGCGACATAGTCATGCAGCAGCTGCTCCCACTCGGGCAGGCGTTCGAGCATGGCGGCCTCCATCACAGGAGCTGTCGAATGGCGGCCGCGCTCATGGCGCTGCCGCTCGAGAAGGTGATCGCGGTGTTGCTGGTCAGCGGACTGCCGCTATTGCCGTTGGCGATCGCGATCGCGGCCTTCGCTGAGAGGTCAGCGGGATCGTACAGCGCCTGATCCATGTACGTCCGGCCCGACGCCTGGCTGTAGGCGGCGAGATAGCCCTCGATTATGAGGTTGATGGTCTGCCCGACGGCCGGGTCGCCCTCGATCGAGAGCGCGGTCATGTAGCCGGTGTAGTAGTGCTGGATCGCCCCGCGCTGGATGCCGTCCTCGTCGCGGATCATCCGCCACAGCCGCGCCGTGCGGCTCTGCCAGTTGGCCGCGCCGCCGATCAGGTTCAGCAGCTCGTTGTCGAGCGTCAGCAAGCCCGACAGCTTCGCCGAGACGGCGTCCGAGCCGCCATCCTTGGCGCGCACCGGGCCGATGTCGACGATCGTGGCGTCCAGGCCGTCGAACACGAAGCCGTCGAGATCCGCGTCGCCGGTGCCGTTGACGAGCAGCGAGCGGCCGGCGGTGCAGGCGCGCAGCGGGTCGCCGAGGACGTCGAGGTAGACGAAGAAGACCGGCCGGATGATCTGGCGATCGAGCGCGGCCGAGGCATTGGCGTCGGGGCGGCTCAACGCGCCTCCTCCACCGCGAAGGGGAAGGTATAGGTCTGGCCGACGTCGACGTCCCAGCCCGGCGCCTCGCTGGTCTGGCGTACCAGCGCGTAAGGCTCGCCGATCTCGACGACGGCGTTCTGCGCCGGGATCTCGCTCAGCTCGGGCCCGAACAGCGCAATCGCGGTACCGGCGCCGTCGCTGACCAGGTCGCGGGTTAGGCAGACCAGCCGCTTGTGGCCGCTCGGCAGAGGCACCGTCATCAGCTCGCCCGCGAGCAGCACAGTGGTGCTGGCAGGCAGGCCCTTGAGCGGCAGCGTGTCGGCACTGCCCGCGCCGGCGGCAACCTGGGGGTTGGCCGCCGCAGTCTGCCGTGCGCGCTCGATCGCGACGAGCGGGAAGCTGTTGCGCTGGCCGCGCAGCGACGTGAAGAAGCCGCGCCAGCGCAGCGCCCTCCCCTCACCGACCTGCGTCACGAAGGTGCCGGTCGCGCTCCAGAGCGCGGCGCCGGGCAGCCCGACGACCTTGCTGGTGTTGGTCCAGCCCGAGCGATTGACGCTCGCGGGTTCGGGACAGCGCCATTTTACGCCGCGCAGCGGAAGCCGCGCGGGTGGCTGGATCACGGCCATGGGATGAGCCTCAGATAGTAGGACGGCCGATTGCGGCCATGGTCTGCGCGGAGGCCGCGTCGACGAGCTGCGGCGCGCCGGCCTTGAAGACCTCGACCGCCGCGCCGATCGCGCGGTTGTCGATCGTGGCGTTGAGGTCCTCGCTGAGCGCGACGCGGACGTTGATCGTGCCGCCGGCGCCGCCGGCACTGACGCCGGCAATCTGCGGTGCCGCTGGCAGGCGCAGGCTGGTGCCGGGCGTGTTCCCGACGCGACCGCCGGTTGCGAAGCCTTGGAGCGTGCCCTTGTTCATGGCGTCGATCACCGGCCACCAGCGCGCTGTTGCCTCAGCCGTGACGATGCTCTCGCCGTTGGAGACCAGGAGCGGCCGCTTGCCGTCGACCATGGCGAGGATGCTGTCGGACGTGCCGGTGCCCGGGCCCGAGATCCGGCCGCCGGCAGCCTTCGCCTCTATCCGGCCGCCGGTCGCCCGACCCTCGATCTTGCCACCCTTGGCGAAGCCCCCGAAGCTGCCACCGATCGCCGAGACGATCGCCTTCTCGATCGCGATCTTCGCCAGGTCGGCGATGATGCTGGCCGCCATCTTCTTGAAGGCCGAGCTGACGGACTCGGTGCCGTTCACCAGCCCCACCAGGCCGTCCTGGAGCGTCTGCAGCCCGTCGACCGCCACACCCTCAAGCGCGTTGTTCACGTCGTCGGTGTTCTCGCGGAGCCGCTCGCGATACTGGTCCAGCGGGCCCGCGGTCTGCCGCTTGATCGACTGCGCGCCGGCCGCCTGCAGGTCGCCCAGGATCGCCTTGCGCTGGCGCGCGATCTCCTTCTCGGCCTCGCTGCTGTCACGCGACGCGATCACGCCGTCGAGCCGCGCGCGCTCTTCCTGGAACTGGATGTCGAGGATCCGCAGCTCGAGCGCGCGGCGCTGGCGCGCGGTGGTCGCCAGATCCGACTGCGCGGCGAGCAGGTCCTGCTGATTGCGCCGGCCCGCCTGGGTGATGGCGAGCTGCTCGTCGCGCTGACGCTGGCCGAGCTGCTCGTCGACCACCCGGGTCTCAAGGCCGGCGCGCTGGTCGTTGAGGCCCTGGAGCGCGACCACGCGCTGCTTCGCCTCGTCGCCGACGCCGAAGCGCCCCTGCTTGGCCTGCTCGATCAGCTCCTCGTTGCGGCTCTGGCGCTCGGCCTCGATCCGATCCTTCTCGATCTTGGCGCGCGCTTCGATCGAGCCGGACAGCTCGGCCTGGGCCACCGCGATCTCGCCGTTCGTCTGGCGCGATGCCGCGGCATAGGCTCGAGCGTCGCCCGCGGCGTCGCGGGCCGCGACTTCTTCCTTCCTCTTCTCGGCGGCCGCCGCGTTGCCCGCCTTGGTCGCCGCGCGCCCTGCGGCCTTCGAGGCGTCCCGGTCGGTGCGCTGCTGCGTCGAGTCCCGGAAGGCGGAGGCATCCTTCGACGAGGCGGCGTTGGCCGCGTCGACCGAGAGGCCCTGCTTCCGATATTTGTCATACTGCGTCAGCTCGAAGCGCTGCGCCTTGAGGTCGGCGATCAGCTGCTTGTTCGTGCCCTGCTGCGCGATCGCCAGGTCGCGCGAGATCCGCGCGCGCTCGCCGTCAACGTCGCGACCACCCGGGCGGTCGGTCTCACGGACGTAGTTGGCAAGCGGCAGCTTCACGGCCGCCTCGATGCTCGCCGACGCGGTGCGCGAGCGCTGCTGCGCCGATTCGTACTGCTTGCGCGCCTCGGTGCGCGCGCTCTCGTCGTGGCCGATGTAGCCGACCTTGGCGTCGAAGGTGCCCGATGCCGCCTGGAAGCGATCCTTTGCCGCGGCCGCGTCGTTCTCGGCGTTGAGCTTGTCGGTCGACAGCCGGACGAACAGCTCGCGGCGCCGCGCGCGGGCGAGCGCGTCGAGCTTCTCGGCCGCCTCACCAACTGCGCCGGCGAACGACCGCACGCCGGAGGATGCGGTGGCCGCCTGCTTGCCGACGGTCGCGACGTGATTGCCTGCGCTGAGCGCATAGCTGGCGAGCAGCTTCGACGTCTCGGACGCGGTGCGCTCGTGCTCGGCGAAGGCCGCCAGCTCGGCCGACGTCTTCGCCGCCTCGTCGCGCATCGAGATATAGGCGGCGATGAGCGCGCCGATTACGAGCACCGCGGCACCGCCGGCGACCGACCCGCCGATCAGCGTAAGCGCGCCGGCGAACAGGCGCGACGCCGCGGCCGCGGCGCGGCTGGCGATCGTCGCGGCCGTCGCCGCTGCTGTCGACGCGGTCGTCGCCGTGGCGGAACGGGCCTGCGCGCCGGCGAGCGCTCCCTCGGCCACCGCCAGCTCGCCGTCGACCACGGCCAGGCGCTGCCGTGCCGCGGTGAGCCGGTCGGTCGCGAAGGTGGCGTCGTTCTCCGCCTTGCGCTGCGCGGCGAGCAGCACGGTGCGGTTGCCGCCGCTGGTGTTCTGTGCGGCATAGCTGACGGCTGCGGCGCGCCGCTCGGCCGCCAGGGCGCGCTCGCCGGCGATCTGCTCGAGCAGCGCCGCCTGGTCGGCGCGCCGCGCGGCGATCGTCGCCTCGATCTCGGCAACCTCGACACGGGCGGACGCGGCGATCGCCTCGGCCTTCTGCGCGGCCGCGACCTTGCCGCCGATCAACACGACCTTCTCGGCGTCGAGCGCCTTCGTCAGCAGCAGCACCTCGCCGGCGACCGCGGCGATCGGCCCCGCGACGAAGCGGGCGGCGAAGCCGGCACCGACGACCGCCAGCGCCGGCGCGACGACGTCGAGGTTGTTGGACAGCGTGACGATCGCGGCCGACACGCGCGCGGTCGCGCTTAGCCCGGCATCGGTCTCGCCGATATACTTGCCGAGCGCGTTGTTGAGGATCGTGAACGACGCGCCGATCGTCAGGTTCGCCTTCGCGGCCTGCGCCTCGAGCTGGCCCGAGCCTTTGAGGAAGCCCTGGAAGAAGTCCTGCGACGTGACGGTGCCCGCGAGTACGTCGGCGCGCAGCGCGGCGACCGAGCCCTTGTATTTGTCGATACCGTTGGCGACCGCCTGCAGGATCGGACGCGCGCCCTCGTTGACGCTGTTGAACTCCTCGGCATGGACCGTGCCGGCCGAGAGCAGCTGGCCGAGCTGCAGCAACGCGCCCTGCGCGTCCTCGGCCGAGCCGCCCTGGACCTTGAGCGCAGCGCCGACGCCGTTGGTGAACTTGATCAAGTCAGCCTGGCTGGCGCCGAGCGCCTTGCCCGCCTGCGAGGCGCGGCCGTAGAGCGTGCCGACGCTCTCGAGCTGGATGCCGTAGCGCTGGGCGACCTCGAAGAGCTGCTCCTGCGTCTTCGCGAGACCAGCACCCTCAAGCCCGGCGACCTTCAGCTGGTTCGTGTAGCGGGTGTATCCGTCGGCATAATCCTTGATCCGGTCGACAGAGAACGCTGCCGCGACGCCCGACGTGGAGGCGAGCAGCGCCGCTTTGATGCCGCCGGCCGACGAACGGATGCGGTTCTCGGTATCGGCTACCGAGGCGCCCAGGGACGCGATCTCTCGGCGCGCGCCGGCGATCGACGTACCAAAGCCGGCGAGCGGACGGCCGAACTCACCGAGGCGGCGGTCGACCGCGTCTAGGCGGCGCGTGGTGTCGCCGGCGAACTGGTCGACCCGCGCCTGTCCCGCGCTCAGGTTCCGGCGCAGCAGCTCGACAGAGGCGTCGACCTGGAGGAGCAGCGTCTTGACGTCGGTACCCGCCATCGCCTCACTCCTCGCTGGCCGTGTTCATCGCTTTCCAGGCCTCGAAGGCGGCCCAGAAGTCGTGCGGCGTGGATGACCAGAATTGTGCGGCCGACCAGTGAAAGGCGGCCGCGGCGATGCCCGCTAGTCGGCGACGGGGGTCTCGGGGATCATCGTCCCCGTCGCTTTGGCTTCCCCCGAGGGCAGGCACCCTCCGGTTGCGGCGAGGCCGAGGACGAGCGCGATGCGCGGCTGCACCGCCATGACGCCGACCGGGAACAGCAGCTCGGCGATCGCGTCCTGCCCCGCGGCCTTCGCCGCGGTCACATGGGCGCGCTCGGCGGCCGATGCGTATTCGTCGAGGGCCTGCTCGCGGCCCCAGGCTCGAACGAGCTCGGTGACGACGATCGCCTGCGCCTCAAGCGTGAGAGCGCCCTGCTCGGCGAGTTGCGCGAGCTGCAGGAGCGCGAGGCCGGTCTTCTTCTCCATCGCGACGATCGCTGTGAACGACGGGCGGAGCACGAAGCTCTGCCCGTCGAGCACCAGGTCGACCTCGCCGCGAAGCTCGTTCGCGTCGGCCATGATCAGCCGAGGACGTCGGTGGTCGGCGCTGCGGCGGCCGAGAAGCCGATCTTCGCCTTCACCGCCTCGTTCTGACCGAAGTCGGTGGAGTCGATGTTGCCGTAGACCGACCCGGCGAACACGACGTCGCCGTTGGTGCCGGTGCTCGCGCCCTTGCGGATCTGGATGTTGAAGGGCGCCTGCGGCGTCGCGTTGCACAGCGTCTCGAGGCGCGTATAGCCGTTCGCGTCGGGCAGGTTCGGGATCATGTCGAGCGAGATCTTCAGCGACTTCAGACCCGGCGCCGAGGTGCCGTAGCCGGACTCGTCCTTGCTGGTCGTGTCGATCGAGCCCGCGTCGCGGCTGACGGACAGGTTCTGCTGCCCCTTCACCACGTTGAAGGTCCCGGCGGTCGCGCTCTCGATCCAGAGCAGGTAGTCGTTACCAAGCTTCTTCGCCATCGTGTCTCTCCAATGCGAAAAGCCCCGCGGGCGAGGCGGGGCGGAGGTTGTTGGGTAGGGTGGTCAGTCCTCGCGGAAGGCGAGGATGGTCAGGATGGTGGTGCCGACGTAGCCGGACCCGTCCTCCGACAGGGCGGCCGCGCTGCTCTCGAGCGCGACGTGCAGGTTCCACTCGCCCACCGGGAAGCTTCGGGCGGCGAGGATCGTCTCGATCTGTCCCTGCAGGTCGGTGCAGGGGGCGCGCTCGTCGCCCTCGGTAATGACGATCAGGGTGAGGGTGATGCGCCGGTCGGGATCGTCCGAGCGGCCGAAGGGTGAACTCTCGACGTCGCCGATGATGACGAGCGGCGGCTTCGCGTCGTCGGGCACGTCCTGGAACACGCTCGCGCCAACGATCGCCGCGTCCAGCTCGCGAAAGGCAAGCAGCTCGACGGCCGCGGCCGCGCTACTCATCCGCGCCACCTCGAGCCAAGCGCGCGAGGATCCGATTGAGCATCGGCTTTACCTCCCGGGTCACGCTGTCGCGCAGGTCACGATACTGGCCGCTGACGAAGCGATCGCCGGCGATCGCGCGGACCTTCATGCTGGCGCCGGTGCGTGGCCCGCGGGCGATCCGCACCGTCTGCGCCTTGCGGCCCTTGTCGAGCACGAAGCCGTAGAACAGCTTGGAGCGACCCCGCTTCGTGCCGAGCAGGCCGACCTGCAGGCGCAGCGTCTTCGGCCGCACCACGTACTTCACGCCCTGCCGCAGCGCGCCGGTCTTCCGCTTAGCGCGTGCCTGGACCGCCGCCTGGGTGCGGCGACCGGCGCGATCGAACGATGCGACCAGGTCGCTGCGCGCCTCGTCCGGCAGCTGCTGCATGATCCGGCGGAAGGCCTTGCTGCCCGGGACCTTGCTCACTTCCCGTTCGCCCCGCTCTCGCAGGTCATCACGAGGCCGTCGCGCGCCTCGTTGGGCGCGGCCGTCTTGATGTCCATGACGATCGAGCCGCAGCGCAGGCGGTGCGTCGTGTCGACGTCGCCGCGGATGCGGATCTCGACCCGCCACAGCTGCACCGCGCGCTCGACGTTCGCCCGCACCGCTTCCTCACCGCGCAGCCCGATGATCTCAGCCCAGGGCTCGCCGTAGGCCTTCCAGCCGCCGGTTTCCGGGTTCGGCTTGCGCCCCCCGCGGCCGTTGTCGACCAGGTCGGGCGCGAGCAGCGTCACCTGGTGGATCAGCCGGGTGGAGCTGAGCCGCATCACGCGCCGACCCGCTGGTTTGCGAGCAGCGGGCCGAGATCGACCGCCTTCTCCTCGAACTTGCCGCGGGTGAGCGCGAGCACCGCCCAGCGGAGGGACGGCGGCAGCTTGCCGACCTCGTAGCCGACGACCAGGCGCACCACGATCGCGCCCTTGCGCGCCATGATCGGCGGCAGTGCGGCGCCGATCGCGCGCACGATGCCGCCCTCGAGCGTGCCAGCACCGACCAGGTCATAGGACGCCGGCGACAGCACCTGCGACACGCCGGCGGGATCGAGGTAGCGGATCTCCGCCACCCGCTTCACCGGCGCGACCTCGAGGTGGGAGAGGTCGGCGAAACAGTCGGCGCGAACCTCGACGGTCTGCTCGACCATCCGCTGCCCGGTCATCTGCTCGATCTCGAGCCCCGCGGCGCCGACCAGCATCCCGACGTCGAGATCCAGGCTGTCGCCGTCGACGCGCAGGAAGCGCTTGGCATCTGCCAGCGCCACCGGCTCAGCCGCCGGCGACACAACGGTGACCGCCTCGCTCAGCATCTCAGGCCTGCGCCGCCGGCTTCTTGGCGCGCGCGCGCTTCGCCGGCGCCGGTGCGGGCTCGGCCGCCGGGGCGGGCTCCGTCGCCGGCGCGGCCGCCGTCACCGGCTCGGCCGGTGCCTGCTCGACCACCTCGACGGCGAGGTCGCCGTCGACCAGGCGCTGCGCCTCGTCCGCATCGACGTCCACGCCGACGACCAGGTCCTGCCCAGGCGCGCGGGAGAGCGTCGGGCCTTCCTGCCCGACGAGCATCTTGATCGTCTTCATGTGAAATCTCCTCGGCAAGCGGCAGGCGCGCCTGCGGCTTGCGGAAGAGGCGGGCCGCAATGGGCCCGCCTCCGATCGCCTGGCTGCCGATCAGGCGAGCTGCAGGTGCTTCACGGCGTTGGCGTCGATCAGCTTGCCGTCGTAGCGGATGATCCCCGCCATCCCGACCTTCGGCCAGAAGCGCTCGCGCACCGTGCCGATCAGCGGCGAGCCGACCTTGCGGACGGTGTAGCGGCTGTGATCGCCGAACAGCACCGCGCGGGCGCCGGTGGCGATCGCCGGCATGTCGTCGTTCACCGAGTAGGGCTTGCCGAGCAGGACGTCGGGCGCGTTGGCGCGCACGTCGCCCATCTGCCAGAGGAAGTTGCCCTGGCCGTCCTTCAGCTTGCGGATGACCGCCAGCGTGGTGTCGGCGAACTGCCAGCGGCAGAACGGGCTGCGGCGATAGGCCTGGTTGACCGAGTGCTGCAGGTCGATCAGCTCTTCGGCCGCGATCGCCGCGGCCGCGGCCGCCAGCTTGCCGCGCGGCGAGGCCGTCAGGATGCCGGTCGGCTCGTTCACGCCGGTACCGACGGTCAGCTTCGCGTTGCCGCCGCGGCCGAGACGCTCACCGAGCTTGCGCGCGATGAACTGCTCGAGGTTGAACTGCGAATCCTGCAGCAGCTCGAAGCTGATCTGCAGCCACGGCGTCGCGAACACGAAGGCGCTGAGCGTGGTGTTGCCGAACACCATGTCGCCCGAGCCGTCGTCGACCAGGTTGCCCGCCTCGGCGAGCGGCGCCGAGCCCTTGGTCGTGTCGTCGTTGGTCGGCACGTCGTAGGGGTTGCCCGAGCTGGTCACCATCTCGTCGGTGACGGTGGGGTCGTACATGGGGCCCCAATCACGCATGACCTCGACGATCGCGCCCGCCAGCGTGCGGGGCACGGTGAATCCGCCGGCGGCCGGCGTGCCGACGGTCTGGGCGCGGTTCTCGACGTAGCCGCCGCGGAGCGCCGAGCGCTGCTCGTTGCTGAGCTGCGACACGTCGCCGCCGACCGCGAGCATGCCGAAGAAGGCGTCACGGTACTCGGTCTGGATGCGCTCGGCGTCCTCGGCCGGCTCGCGGCCCTCGCCGTCATGACCGCGCACCTCGAGGTCGCGGCCGCCCGGGCGGCGCTGCTCGCGCAGCTCGAGGTCACGCGCCTCGGCACGCGCCATGCGCTCCTCGCGCTCGATCGACCGGTCGAGCGTGTCCAGCTCGCCCATGATCGTGTCGTGACGCGCCTCCAGCTCGGCGGTGCGCGCGGCGTCGGTGTTGGCGGTGACCTCGGCGAGCGCGGCGCGCGCCTGCGTGACGAGGGTCCCGCGCTGCTCGTGCAGCTGGGTCAAAGTGGGCATGAATGTCTCCGGGTTCCGGTTTCAGGGGAAGGCGTCGAGTTGAAGCGCCGACGCGCGCCTCGGGCTGGGCCCGGTGACTAGATCCCGCGCTCGAGCTGCGCCTGGCGCATGTGGCGCGCCGCTATGCGCGCGCTGGCGCCAGCGCGATTGTGGTCGCGGCGCTCGTCGCGGACACGCTCGAGGCTGCGCAGCGCGACCTCGGTGTCGCGGTAGGCGGGATAAGCGGTGTAGGTGATCTCGAAGAGGAGAGCCTCGAGGATCGTGCGCTCGGTCACGTCCTTGGTCTCGTCCCACTCCGACCGCACCGAGACGAAGCCGATCGACATGCCGGCGACGTCGCCGCGCTCGAGCTGCACGATCAGGTCGCGGCCGTCGCTGGTGTCGGGCAGCGGGTTCTCGAAGGCGAGCCCCTTCGCGTCCTCGCGCAGCGTCAGCGTGCCGGCGCCGAGGCGCCCGACGACGCGGCCGCTGTCGTGGCTGTGAAGCGCCAGCACGTCGCGCTCCTGGAGCGACTTCGTGAAGGCGCCAGGCGCAATCCGCTCGCGCCACATGCCGCCGATATCGGTCCAGGTGTCGAAAAGCGCGGCATAGCCGTGCCCGGTGCGGATCGCGCTGTCAGCCGCGGCGCGCAGCTCGAGCTGGGTGACGATCGCGCGCGTCTCGCGCTCGTTAGGCGTCGGTGCTGGCATCGGTCTCGTCCTTGGAGGCATCGGCGGGTGCCGGCTCGTCGTTGGCTGGGGGCTCGGGCTCGGTCGGCGGCTTGGTCGCGAGCACCGTGCCGAGCGGGACGGTCGCGCCCTGGATGTAGAGGCGGCCGCCCTCCCCGTTCGGGTCCGGCGGCCGGTTCTCGAGAGCGCGCGCCTCGTCGGGCATGAGCTGGCCGGTCTGGATTGCGCGGGCGAGACCCTCGATCCGGCTCTTGAAATCGCCGCGCTGCAGGCCGTCGAGGTTGTGCTTCACCTCGCGCGCGCGCCGGCGCTGGCCGAACAGCTTGAGATTGAGCTCCTGCTCGAAGATGACTGCCCAGTGCACCACCAGGTGCTTCACGAGCTGCAGATCCTGCTGCTCGGTGTTGGAGAACGTGCCCTTTGAGAGATCCTGCAGAAACACCGGCGGCAGCCCGTACAGGCGCGCGATCTCCTGGATCTGGAACAGCCGCGCCTCGGTCATCTGCCCCTTGTCGGGGTCGGTGCCGATCGGTTTGAGCGCGTGCCCGGGGGGCATGCCGAAGAAGGCGCGGCCAGCCTTGCGCGCCAGCTCGATCGCGCGCTGGATCTGCTCGGTGGCACGCTTGAGGCCGTCGGATCCCTGGGGCAGCGGACCCTCGAGCGCCATCGGCGGGATCCCGCCGCCCGCGAAGAAGCCGGCTGCATAGTTGGCCATCGCGATCGCCAGGCCGATCGCCTTGCGACCCATGTGGATCGGGCCGTAGGCGCTGAGCTGGTCGGGGCGCAGCGCGAAGGTGACGTCGATCACGTCGGCCGCGGCATATTCCTGGCCCTCGCAGCGATAGAAGCGCTTCCCGCCGCGGCGGATCACCGTCGTCGCGGTCGGATCCATCGGCCAGATCGCGACCGGGCGGACGCCCTGGCGCTCGATGTAGCTGACGCCGCGGCCGCCGGTGAAGACGCCGTGCCACATATACCGGCGCCAGTTGGCGCTGGTCCATTCCGGGTTCGGCGCCTCGTTGAGCAGCATCTGTAGCGCGCCGTCGACGCGCTCGGCCTCGCCGGCGCGATCGCGGAAGGCGTGAAGCGGCAGCGTCGCCATCATCCGCTCGAGGAAGTTGACTGCGTCGAACACGGCCGGGACCTCGAGCGCGCTCTCGACCGTGACGTGCGGCAGCTCGGCGCCGCCGCTGGTGATGCCGAGGAACTGCGCCCACTCGTCCCAGGTCGCGCCCGAGCTGATCGTGTCGGGGCGCTCGAAGGATCGCTGCTCGCGATCGGCGCCGAAAGGCCAGAGCCTCACGCTTCGCCCACCATGTCGAAGTCGGGGTCATCCCATGGGGAAGCCATCATCGTCTCTTCCTTCTGGGTGAGGGCGACGGCGATCGCGGCGATGAGCGCGACCGGGTTGTCGATCTTCGCCTCCGCGCGCGGCTTGCGCGGGTAGACGTTGTCCTTGGCGTCGAGCTGGGCGACGACGTTGGCGACCTGCCACTCCATGACGGGGCAGTTGCCGTGACGGATCAGCTCGGCGCGCATCCAGGCGTCGAGCTGTTTCATCGGGTCCGAGAAGTTGATCACGGTCGGCCGGACCTCGAGGACCGGCGCGCCATCCTTGACCAGGCGGTTGATCAGCATCGTCGCCTGGGCGGGGTCGTAGGCGATCGTCTGGACGTCGAAGATCTCGCGCAGCTCGCCGATCGCCAGCTCGATCTCTTCGAAGTCGGTGATGTTGCCTTCGTTGACGTCGAGCAGGCCGAGCGCGTCCCAGCCTTGGTAGGCGCTGACGTCCTCGACCGCCTTTGTCGGCAGGAAGTAGCGACCGAGCCGGATATACGGATCGGTCTTGGTCGGCCGCTCGCTGAGCGGCAGGATCAGCACCTCGACTGCGGCGATGTCGACCTTCGAGGCGAGGTCGAGGCTGACGATCGCGCGCCGGCCGCGCAGGCGCTCGAGCTGCTTCGCCTCGGCGAACAGCACCGGGATCCCGTCGTCGGCGCAGCGGCGCCAGGCCTCGATGTCGAAAAAGGCGGCCTTCGCCGCGACCCAGAGGTTGAGGTGCTTGGTCTTGAAGATGGCCCGCTTGCGCGGGGTGGCGACAGCGTCACGCTGGCGCGCCAGGAGGTACTCGAGGCCGACCGAGATCCCGATGTTTGGATTCGCCTTCCGGAGCGCCGCCTCGGTGCGCCAGTCGTCATCCTCGTCAATCGCGTACTCGGCGAAAAAGGTGTCGTCGTCGATCGGCGGGCCGCCGTTGTGGCCGATCCCGGCGAGCCGCTCGCGCTGCTCGAGGATCATCGCGTAGCACGGACCCGCCAGGTTCTCGCCGGCGGTGGTGATCAGCAGCTGGAGCGGCTGGTCGCGCGCGCCCATGCCGGTGATCATCGTGTCGACCTGGCCGTCGTCGACGTGCTCGTGATATTCGTCGTGGATCGAGCAGCTCGGCGACTGCCCGTCGCCGGGGTCGCCGATAATCGTTTCCATCCGCGACCCGTCGTCGGGTCGGTGCAGCTGCTTTGCGAGGATCTCGATCCCGAACTTCGCCTTCAGCGGCGGCAGCTTCTGCACCATTAGGCGCGCCGGCCGGAACACCTCCCAGGCCTGCTTCTCGTTGGTCGCGCCCGAGTAGACCTCGGCGCCGTGCTCGCCATCGGCACACAGCATGTAGAGCGCCAGGCCGGACGCGATCGCCGACTTGCCGTTCTTGCGCGGCACAACCAGGAGCCAACGCCGGAAGCGCCTGGTGCCCGCCTGGGTGCCGGCCTTGTGGAGCCAGCCGAAGACCAGGCAGAGGTTCCAGATCTGCCACGGCTCGAGCGTCAGCCGCTTCTTCTGTTTCGCCCAGGGCCCTTTGGTATGGGGCAGGCGTTCGATGAAGCGGCACGGTCGCCCGGCTTTCTCCTCGTCGAAGCGGTAGGGGAAGTCGTCGCCGGCGCTGCGGACCAGCTCGCCGATGAAGCGCTCGCACTGCAGGCGGATCTGCTTGCCCGCGGGGATCTTGCCCGCGACGACGTCGGCCGCGTAGCCGCGCGCGATCGCGGCATAGTCCCGCACCGGCACCCCGGCCGCCGTAGACACGGCTTAGAAGTCGTCGAACTCGCCCGGCGCGTCCTTCTTGCCGGTCGCGAGCTTCATGGCGGCCGACGGGCTGAGCATCAGCTCGCCGAGCAGCGACTGCGCCTGGCGCATCGCGTCCGACAGCATAGCGACCTCGGGCCGCGCGCGGATCATTTCGGTCACGACCTGCTCGCCGCCGACCTTCCGCACCGTCTTACTGGTGCAGGTGTCCCCCATCATCTCGAGCACCGCCTGGAAGCGCTGGATCTGCTCGAGCCGCATAGCGAGGAGCGCGACCACCTGGACGAACTGCGGCTCTGCGCGGTGCTGCGCGACCAGGATGTCGCCGATCTCGTTAAAGAGCCCGCGCGCGATGCTCGAGAGGTGCATCGGCGGGATCATCGCCTCGCCGGCGCCGATCGGCACCGGCACCTTCGCGCGCTCGGCGGCTGTCATCTTCAGCGCCGGCGACTGCCGTTTGCGACCCGACCCGGGGCGCGCTCCACCGCTCGCCATAGGTCGCCTCCCAAGGGTACATTTTGGTTTTGAAAAGGCGCGCGCGAGAATTTGGTTAGGCTGCGGTGTCCGGCAGCGCGGCGTCCGAGCGATCGACCCTCCCCCGCGGGGGGGGGGCAGGCCGGTCGAGGGGCGATCAGGCCCGCCGCGCGGCGTCCTCGGCCCGCGTCTTGGCCAGGTGGCACGGCGAGCAGAGGCCTTGCTTGTTCGCCCTGGTGTCGCTGCCGCCCGCGCTGAGCGGCACGATGTGGTCGACCTCCTCGGTCGGACTCTCGACCCCGCGCTTGAGGCAGGCGCGGCAGAGCGGCTCCTCGGCGACCACCTGCGCCCGCTCGCGCATGCCGGCGCGGCCGCGCTTGCGGCGGTCTGGTCGCCCCTCGGGCAGCGCCCAGGCCTTCCGCTTCGGCTTCACACCGCCGAGCACCGGCGGCTGCCATGCCATCGTCAGTCGACCTCTATCCCGAAGCCGCGCAGCTCCCGATCGACGGCAGCAATCTGCTCGTTGAGGTCAGCGTTCACGACGGCTCGCATCCCGTCGACGACGGCAGGACGCAGATCGGTGCGGTGGCCACCGAATTGGCTGCTCCCAATGATGTGAGCCGGGATCCAGCCGTTGTCTCGCAGGTCGATCAGCAGCGTGCGCTTTCGCTCGAGCGCGCTGACGAGGGCGAGGTCCGCGAGCTTCATGCGACCGCGATGTCCAAGGGGATCGAGGTCCAGGCCGCGTCGGGCGCCGAGCGCTGGTAGAACCGCACGTAGGTCTTCGAGCCGATGACGCGAATGCTCTCGCGGATCGCGAGCATGGCGCGCTTCCAGCGGTCGTCGTCAATCGCGACGCGCATCAGCATGAACAGCTCGGCGCGATTGATCTGGCCTTCCTTGTCGACCGAGAAGACCCGGTTGACGAGCGCGCGGATCTCAACGCCGCTGTCGGCTGCCCACTCGAGCAGGCATTCGTCGATGAGCGCCTTGGCTGCCTGCAGCTCGGGACCGAACTCGATCAGGTCGGCGACCTGGACCTGCAGCTTGCGGCAACCATCGAACGACGTGAGGGTAATGTTGCCCTTCGTGCCGCCGATCTTCGTGTCGAACTCCTGCGCGAGGATCGCCTGGAAGGCGCCGACGTGCTCGAAGGTGGCCGACTTGAAGCGGCGGATCCGCTCCGACAGCGCGATCGCGCCGTCGATCACGGTGCCGACCGTCTCATCCATCAGCAGATCGGTCGCCTTCACCGCGGCGAGCGGCACCAGCGCGCCCTTCGCGTCGCGGAGGTATGGCTCGCCGGCGACGTCAATCGCGCGAGGGTGGCTCTTCGGCTCGGTCACGCGACCGCTCCCGCCGCGATCGCGGCAACGACGGGCGTCGCCGGCGCATCGCCAGCGGACGGCAGCGCCGCGACCAGCTCGCGCAGCAGGCTGATCGGCACGCCGACCAGCGCGGTTTCGGCATGACCGGCGTTGAGCACGTCGGTCAGCTTCTGGCGGACGGTCGTCATCACCACAGCGCTCCATTCTTGAAGAGGCGCAGCGGCGGGTTCCGCGGCGCCGGCGCGCGCACCGCGGCGCGCAGGTCGCGACAGAAGAGGTGGATCAGCTCGTCCACGTCATCGATGTCGCGTTGTGAAGTGGCCAGCCGCGCGCGGTGGACTAGCTCATCGAAGCGTGGCGTGAACCGTTCGAGCTGGTCGGCCACATTCGGGCGCGGCTGGGGCGTCGCGCACTCGGCGCGGCGCAGCTGCAGCTGGGTCAGGGAGGCGGCGGACAGGGTCACGGGTGACCTCCGGAAACGACGCAGGCCGCACGCTCCGGGAGGTGTGGAGCGGGCGGCCTGCGGGCGCAGCTATGGCGGGGTCGTTTCTGCCGCTTACGTGACCGTTTTTCGCGGTGCCCTTGTGGGCCGTGCCCACAAGGGCACTCCAGCCATCAGCTCGGTCGTACCGCGGTCGACATAGCTCGGTTCGACTCTGCTACGGTAATCTTCAGCTCATAAAGCGTCCGGTCGTCTTCGTCGTTCAACTCGACGATCCAGACCTTATCAATCCAGAGTTCCGAGGCATGCCCCTTAATGAAGGCGCTCGCTGCTACCGCTAGCTCAAGACGAGCGTCCGCCAGACACGTCGCCTCAATCGGGCTCTTCTGGTAGAGGCGATCCTCGCCGCACCATCTCATGCTGAAGCGCGACATAAATTTTCCCACAGGGTCGGGCGAGGTTCCGCCGCTCGTAGGAACGCATATACCGAAAAGCTGCGTTAGAATATTATAGAATGTTATATTCCGTCGATTGGACGCCTTCGTCGGCTTACCGCCAGGTGTTCAAACCCGCGATTAGGATGGCGCGTGCGCGCCGGTCAGAAAGGCGCCACCGCCGGCCGGCGGCGGTCAGAGCCATATCGTCGACGATGATCGCGAGCAGCATCGCCGTATGCGGCGCGACCGCCGCGCGCCAAACGGTGTAGCTACGCTCGAGAAGCACGGCGCTGATCCGCTCGGCCGAAGCTGCGTCTGGCCCGCCGCCTGACCCTCGCGGCTCGAACCTTGCGGTGCGGACGGCGACATCGGCGATCGTGAGCTGGTGCGCGGCGTTGATGCGCTCGGCCGCTGCGAGCTGGTGCGTGTCGATCGCACCGGTGCGATGCAACCTTGCGAGACAACCTTCGCGCAGCGAGGCAAGCTTGTGCTTCTCGTGCGTCTCGGGCGTGCCCTCGGCCTTGTGCGACCAGCATTCGCGCAGAGCGACTGCTTCCTCGACGCCGGCAGCGAGCGCGATCGGCCGTACCACCTTCGTCTTCTTCCGCTTCGCGCTGACCTTGGCGCGCGGCCGCGGCGCGCCGAGCACCAGGTGCGCGACGCGCTGCTGCTCGCGCTCCGCTGGCGTCATCCCGTCCGCGCGCGCGGCGCCGCTACTGCTGCTGATCACCTGAACCCCCCACGGCTATCGCGGGCACATGCTCGAGGATCGCGACGAGCGACAGATGCTCTTGTGGGCACGGCTCGACCTCGATGTCGCGATCGACCTTCCAGCCTTCCTGGCGCAGCTTCTCCACGACGAGCTGCTCGAACAGCCCGGGCACGCTGATCGCGCGCTGCGAGCCGGGCACGCGATCAATCATCTTGAGCGTGGCGAGCTGGTGGACCAGCGCCTTCGCGCGTGTGCGGCCGACGCCAAGGCCGGCGGCGATATCGCCAATAGACGGGCTATGGCCTGTGCGGACCAGGTATGAGGTGATGAACGCCAAGGCTTGCGCGCGCCGGCCGGCTGGCTCCGCGCCGTCAGGGCAAATCGCTACTGAGACTCCCATGCACGCCACACTCCTACCTTCCAGAACATAGCAGGATCAGCGATGAAATGATAGGTCAGCAAGACAGACTGAGAGACATGGCTATTATTTTACTTGAGGGACCTTCGTGTAAAGGCGTGTCATTAGCCGCCGTCGCGGCATCAAGCGGGGTGGAGGATGGGCCTGATCAACCTACAATTCGTAGCCGAGGTAAACCGAAACGCCCGCGCGCTTTTCCGGATTGAGGAGGTCGAGAACGGTGACGTTTATGTGAAGCTTCGTTCGGGCCCGTTCGTCGGTATCGGAGATGATGCTCAGCGAGTGAAGCAGGAACGCTACTCGGTGCATTATGGGACAACCAGTCCGACGTATAGTACGCTTAAGTGCCGAACCGACTTGGAAGACGGAACTCAGCACATCAGCGTTGCTTTAACGGACGCAATTAAACGACAAAATGGCTTTTCATTGCTCTTTATGTATCGCGCCAACAATCTAGCTAGCAGCTACTTCGACCTTGGAAAAACCAAGATGAAGGTTATACGCACTGGCGCTTTCAATCCGGAAGCCAATACCCTCGTCCTCGGCGTCTTTGTAGGACACCCCGCCTTGACTTTCGACGTACCTTCGGGACAAGTGCTTATTGAAAGCGTTGTAACGAAGCATTTCAAGCTTGTGGTTGTTTGGCACTATCGACATTGCGCAGCCTCACCATTCTCAAGGAAGTATGAGACGATGACGACGGCGCCTGCCGACTCGCTCGACGAGGCGGCGCTGCGTCGAATGGCGGGTGAGAGTGTGGAAACGTGCCTCCAATGGTTCGAGGCGCTTTCTACGGAGCTGCTTGTAGACCTTCTCCTGACCTACCGGCACTTCGCCGCAGGTTATCCTGACGTCATCGCCGAGATCGATGAAGGTCTCGCGACGCTGGAAAGGTCGATCGTCCGGCTTGATAGCCAATTCTTTCGAGACCCTACCATCAGCAGCAACTGACCGCTTTACCGCGGCGGAGAAACCCTCCGCCACGGTGTTGAACATGCGAGCCGCAGGTCGAGCCTTTAGGGGCTCTAACATCTTCTATTTTTTCGCAGGTCATTCAGCTCAGGAGTGAACAGATGTACTGAACCAGCCCCTCTGTCCTCTCAGGTTTGTGCACCTGCAACCATTCAAGCAGGCGAACTGTATGAGACGTCTTTCTGTAAATATGTAGGTTACCCGTTAGCTCTTTAAATAGATCGTCCAGTAGGCTGGGCGCGTCGATTCTGAAAAGATCCGACTCCTCAGCATTGTCCGCAGCACGGTAGTTAGCGAAATTGCTGCTAATCCAAGCGTTGACTTGGGACTTGTCAGGAGGTGCGGAGTCCGTGTTTGTTGATGCGTAATCTTCCGATATTATGACGCTTATAGCGTCGGCATCAATAACAAAGTTTTCCAAGGTTCTTGCCGGAAGAAACCTAACACGACCTTGAAGATATCGTGAGAGATCATCAATTTCTCTTGATGATTTGCCCTCCCTGTCAAGATTAAAGACGCTTTGCCTCGGCAAGAGCGAAGATACGCTACCAAGGATACCATATATATCAAGCACTGCTTTGACGTCAGAGCCTTTTCTGAAAACGTCACCAGTAGCTCTTAGGCGAAGGAATTTGGTAGATACCAAGCTCAGCCCGGCCAGTCGAGCGATGATTGGGAAGGCGCCTACTTCAGTGGGCCCTTCGCACCAAACGACCCTGTCAACGGAGAATACGTCAGACAATTCACAGCCCAAGTCGAGCAAGATCTTCTCAATATCATTGAGCGATTGCCGATCTAGAACATCAATGCTTGTTCTTCCGTCGTACCACGACGTCGAGAGCAAAACCTCTGGGTCAATGACACTAATCAATTCTGGTGAATGTGTGGAGATGATATATTGATTGTCAGAATACTTGTTAAGGATCGCCATCAGCTTCTTCGCCGCCCCTGGATGCAAAAAGCTGTTTGGCTCATCTATAACTATAATGCTACCTGACCTCGCCATAGCGACATATAGAATACTCAGAACCTGGGCAACTCCGGTCCCTGATTCCTGCAGGAGGACGGCATAGTCGGCTCCGTCTTCTGAAGGAATGTTTTGCCACACGTAAACAGCGATCTCTGCGCCCAAAGGGCTCACCGCCACGTCGCGGATAGATGGGAAAACCTCACGGACGTGATGTTTAAATCGCTCCCACTTAGCAGGATTTCGGCTCATTGTGGCTAAAACAGCAGGCAGGTTCCTAGCTGACGGATCCAGGTGCGCGGTTTCCGAAGTAGTGCAAGATCCGATTTTGAGACGCTCGGGATCGAACACGTATATGCTTTCTGCACGCAGGTTTTCGACCAGTCCTGGCAGACCATCTGTATGCACCTGGTTAGCCGCGACAAAGCGGTCGGTCGTAAAATCGTATTGGACAAGCCTCGATTGATGAGCAATTGATGCGCCGAATAGGTTGTGCGATGGGCTTTGGAGTGCAGAGAAACCTGAGCCAGGAGCCGCGATGGCCTGAACTGATATGGTGATAGCATCCTTGTTGAAAAAGTGCTCAATAAATTCATTTTGATCTACTGGATCTGGCGTGGGAATAAATATAGTTCGGCTATCTTTTATAATTTTATCTCGAAGCTCAGATCCGCTCACTTTGAATCTGACCTGGAATAATGAACCGGAGTTGGGAGGCCACGCCGGTAGTTTCGGCCCCCTATACAGGTTCGGCTGGTTATCATTGAACCGAAAGCTTTGAAGAAACGCAGTTTTACCGCTATTGTTCTGACCCACTAAAACATTTTTTGTCGGGCTCAGCTTTATCCAACCTGTATCGTGAAGTGATTTGAAGTTCTGAATTCTTATACTGTTAATCTTCATATGATTTACCCATCCCCACTTTTGCGGATCGTGGCGGAGGATCCCTCCGCCGCGATCAGCCCAGTGCCGCGGAAATGCGCGCCCGGTTGTCGAGGAAAGGCGCGCGATACCCATACGAATACCCGCTTCGACGCTCCTACTTCGCCTGCGCTTCAAGCCTGTCCGCCTCAGCCTCCAAGTTGGCGACAAGCGAGTCTACGGTGTTGACCTGCATCTGAGCAGGCCCGTTGGCGCTGCTCGATGAGCCCTGCGCTGCAATGAACGCGAAGAGCGCTAGAAGGACCACCGCTAAGCCGACCCAAAGGTAAACGGTCGCGGTCTTCCGCTTGCTAGCCTCCTCCTCCGTCTCGACCCTTGGCGCATAGCCGGTAAGGTGGCGCGGCTTTTCCGATGCTGAGTTCACCTCAGCATCGTTGTCGGATTCACTGACATGCGGTGCCTGCGGAACGGCGACCCCCTCAGCGTACCCGCGCGTGGCCATGGAGCCGAAGCCGTGCAAGACAGCCCCACCGATGAAGAGGGCTCCGCCCGCCTGCAAAACCATGATTTGTAGTTGAGCTTTCGCGAGGTTGAAAACATCCGCCGATCCGGTCGTGATGCTCTGCCCAATGGACGCTAGGTACTCAGTTTGCGGCGTGGTTACCGTGTTAGGCATTAGAAAAGATACACATAGGAGCAGCAACCCTATCGCTATCAAGCCAGTGCCAATGCCCTTCATAACTCCCCCCTCCCTTGCCGCCTCAGTCAAGCACCCCATTCGGAGCCGTCTCGTCGGGCCAGAAACCATCTTCGGCTGGCTGCGACGACGCCGCTTCTACCGCAGACTGCCCTGGTAGGCTCGGTCGACCGCCCCCGATCCGGATGCGAATGAACGCGGCGGCGCTTTCGAGCCCCTGGAAAATGGCCGAAATCTCTTCACCGTCGCGGATCTTGGCTCCTATCCAGGGGGCCCGCTCGGCCGTCAGATAGCCGACCTGGATCCCGCTGGAGCTGAACACAGCCACTGCGTGGGGGTCATGCGGGTTCTTTGGCTCAGGGCGCAGCTCAATGTCGGCCCCCTCATCAAGCAGTAGCAGCTCGGAACGCCGGTTGGTTCGCGAGCGATCAGCATTGGGGTAATCTATGCCGACGACGGCGAGGGTCAGCTCTCGCGCCACCGCTTAACTGCCGATCGCCGATGCTTCTAGCGCCACCGGCACCGCGAGGTAATTTTCGCCTGCCTCTTCATCGTAGGATGCCAGGGCCATGCGCGCCGCGTCGTCGATTGCTTCGCCGGCCGAGCAGCGCCATGTCGACCGAGGCTCGCCAAACACCGTGATGCGATACCGCTGCCCGCTCACGCGATGATCTCAGAGCCGCTTGATGATGTGAGAGACCCGCCCCACTACGTTTATCTCGTCCGGGTGAGCCTTGTCGGGTGGCACGCGATCGTTGTCGGACAGGATCGTCACCGTCTCGCCTCGGATGCGCAGACGCTTCATCATCGCGATGTCGCCGATAGTGAACGCCCAAATCGCATCCTGATCCTTCACAGATCGGTCGGACCTGTCGATCAGCACGATGTCATCGTCCTCGATCGTAGGCGACATCGAATTACCGCGCCCGCGCGCCCAGGTCAGGGCGGCCGGCGGCGTGCGTGTCATCGCCTCGATCCACTGCCGAGGGAAGTGCATGACCTCGACGCTCACGTGGCCGTCAGCGAAGGTCCCGCCCATGCCATAGGCTAGGTCGATTGAAGCGACGGGCACCAAGTCGAGCATCTCCGCCATCTGCGCCGCGCTCGGCGCGGGCGGTGCATCAGACGCGGGATCGTTCGTTTCGCCAGCTAGGTACTGGGGCGTAGTATCCAGCTCACGCGCGATCTTATGCAGCGACGTGGTGCTGCGAGATCCGCCCGTTACCAGCTTATGAATCGCCTGCTGCGAGATCCCGACACGACGTGCCAGCTCGGCTTGCGAGATGCCGACAATAGCGAGTTGTGAGAGCAGGCGTTCGGGCACAATCATCGTTGCGACCCTACAACTGCAGTAATCGACAACCACGCAAAGAATGGTTGTTGACGCGAGACAACCGCAGATGTAGCACCATCATCCATGGATGATGCAACCCCACAGGAAGCGCTTCGCGAAGCGGTCGAGCGAGCCGGCGGGCAATCTGCTACCGCTCGCCTGGTTGGCGTCTCGCAAACCGCCGTGTGGAAGTGGATCACCGAGGCCAAGGTCCTCCCCGCCGAGCACGTCCTCGCGGTTGAGCGCGCGACAGGCGTCAGCCGGCATCTTCTTCGTCCCGACATCTACCCTCTGGAAGAGGTGGGACGTGTCAACGGTGCGCCGCAATGACGCCCTTGCCCTTAATTGTTCCCCCCTTCGACCGCTCGCAGACCGGTCGATCGTCGGCCAACTCCCCCGGCGCCTGTTCAGTCTGCGGATCCACCACTGCCACCCTCGGCGCCGGTCGTCTGCCGCGATCGGGGCCACTTTTCGGAGCAACCCTGTGACCCAGCCTGGCGCCACTACAACGCTCGAGGCCGCGCTTTTCCGCATTGTCGGGCAGATCGGCGTCGCAACGGCTGCCGAGGTGGCTGGTCTGCGTGCCGAGCAACTGCTCGCATCGTGTGACCCGAACCGCGGCGAGCGGCTCAAGATGCCTGCGGCTATGAGGCTCGACCTCTACTGCGAAGGTGCCGAGAGCGCTCTGTTCCCGCTTTCCACACTCGTCCTTGAGGCCGAGCTCGGCGTGCTAAAGGCCAGGCTGCGCGGCATACCACCGACCTGCGCGGTGGCCGCATGACGAAGGTTCGCGCGCCCCTCACCATTGAGAATGCCCTTTTCCGCGTCCTGGGCGAGATTGGCATCGAGATTGCTGCCGAGGTCACCGGCCGCGGCGCCGACTATCTCCGCGCGCTCAGCGATCCCGACCGCCGCGAGCGGCTGACGATCGAGGACGCGATTAAGCTTGACCTGCACCACCGCGCTACCGGCGGGGTCGGCTTCCCCATTTTCGAGACCTACGGCCGTATCGTCGAAAGCTCCGCCGCCGAGCGGTTCGCGGATGCCGCGGCGATCGGCGCGGTGACGATCGACCTGGCCAAGGAGTCGGGCGAGGCTCTCGCCGCCTCGATTGCCGCGGCGCAGCCAGGCGCCGACGTCCGGACGCTCGAGACTGCGCTGCGCGAGCTCGAGCAGGCCGACGAGGCCACCTCCACTGCCATCACCACCATTCGCCAGGCCGTGTCCCGCATCCGCGACGGGCCGCCTGCGCAGCCGGGCTGAGCTCGCCCTCCTAAACGAACACAACGACAACTGACCTGCCGCCTCGGTCGCATGCGCTTCCGGGAGCGGCCTCGTGCTGCCTGGAGAGAACGACCTTGAAGATGTTCGCCTCATCCCACTTCCGCCCTGCCCAGACGCCCTCGGCGCTCGGTCCCCTGCAGGCGTCCGAGTACCTGCGGCTCCGCCGCACGGCCGCCGGCCTCACCGTCGACCAGCTCGCCGATCGGCTCGGCCCGGGTCGCCGCGCCGGTGAAGCGCGCAGCATCATCACGCGGCTTGAGGCGCGCGGAGCGACCGCACGTACCGACGCGATAATCGAGCGTATTGCGCGCGTGATCCCGCTCGACGCGACCGTTTATCGCCAGCTCGCCGATGATCCCGTCGAGCGGCATCCCTCGGTATGCCGCAGCTGCGGCTGCAGTGAGTTCGATGGCTGTTCGTGCTCCGACAGCGGCCGGGCGTGCAGCTGGGCGACCTCGCACCTTTGCACGCGCTGCGAGCGCGCCGGCGGTGCCGAGTGAGCCGCGGCCGAACCCAGCGCCGCGTTCCGGCGCGCGCCGCTCAGGCGCAGGCGAGGCCGAGCGTCACCGCGCTGATGGCGATCGCCGGCCTGCTGATGGGGCTGACCTTCTGCGAGGGCGCTGCGCTGCTCGGCGCCGGCCCGCACGTCACGATCATCTTCGGAGGGCAGGGCTGATGGCCGGCGATCGCCAGGAAGGCATGGGCGGCGGCGCCGTCGCAGCGGACGAGCTGCGGCTGTTGATCGAGCGCGCCGAGCGCCTCGAGGAAGAGAAGAAGGGCATCGCCGACGACATCAAGGACGTCTTCGCCGAAGCCAAGAGCCGCGGCTACGACGCCAAGGCGATCCGCCAGATCATGAAGATCCGCAAGCAGAAGCGCGAGGAGTTCCAAGAAGAGCAGTCGATCCTCGAGGTCTACATGCAAGCGCTGGGCATGCTCTGATGCGCGCCCCGTCGCGTCTGATCGGCCAGGTCGCCGCTGAGATCGGCGCGACCTCGGCGTCCGTTCGCCGTGCCATCTACCTCAAGGGGCTCGCAGCGGACGGCGCTGACGCGGCACGCGCGATGAGCGCGCTGCGGTGCTCGCGCCGTACCCTGCAGCGGGTCTGCCGCCGCTTCATGATCGACCTCGTCGACTATCGTCCGTTCGCCGGCCTCGAGCGGCGCGGCAAGCGGCGCCCCCATCCACCCGTCAGCTTGGACAACCTAGGATGATCAGCTCACACCCCACGACGGTGCGGGCGGACGGCATGGTATGGCCGCTCCGCACGTATTGCGCCGCATATGGCATGGTCGCGGTCGACCAGTTCGCGCGCCCCTCCTTCGACAGCCAGGTGCGCGTCATCGCGCTCTGTAATGATGGCGCCGTCACCGAGCCTCGCTGGGCGGACCAGGTCCTCTGGCATGACGTCCTCGCCTACCGGCTGCTCGACGGCCCGACGCCGGCGGAGCCGTGCATCTGCTGCGGCAGCAGCTCAGATCCCAACGAGATCTGCGGGGATTGCCATGACGACATGGAGTGGGGCTCGTGAAGACGAACCCCGGCTTCCTCCCGCAGGAGGCGATCGGCCGCCGCGTCCGCGTGCGCCTCGAGCGCGACCCCGCTGGCGTCGCGCCTCACGAGTGGCCGGCCGACGGCAAGATGGGCTGTCGCTGGACCCGGACGGGTCACCCCTTCGATATCGCAGAATACGAGGTGATCGGCTGATGCCCGACCATGCCCCGCTCACCGCCGGCGCGCCGGTCGACTCCGTTCCCGAAAGCACGATGGCGGCGATCGTCGCCCTGGTCGCGCGGACCTATCCGGACGGCGCCAACCAGTTCGAGGCCGTCCACCTGGCCGCGACAACGGCTTGGATCGTCGCCCGCTTCTCGGTCGAGATCCGGACCGTTCCCGCAAGCGCGCTTCCTCGCCAGCTTGGGCGCCTCCACCTTGGAGAGCGCCGCTCGAGCGGCAAGCGACTGTGCAGCCACGACCACGAGGTGCCAGCCGGACACCCGCTCTACTGGCCACAGCAGCTGAGCGAGCACGACGACAGCGACCCGCTCTGCCTGGTGCACGCGATCGAGCAGGCGATGAGCAACGAAGGCTGGTGCGAGCAATGCGGATCCGCCGCAGGCGCATCTGAAAAGGTCACCGCTGCGCTCCAAGCCGGCGAGGCCATTCTGCGCGGCGCCGGCGATGGCACCTACGACGAGGCGCTCGACGCGATCCGCCTGCTCACGGCTGCCCTGCACGTACCGCCCCCTGTCGCGACCGCGACGGTGGTGGATGCGGGAGAGCCGTGGCGCATCGCTGCGTGGAATGCCTGCCGCAAGCGGGGCTTGTCGGATGAGGCTTCAATCGGGCTTGTGCAGGCTATCGCCGACGAGCTTTCCGCCACCCCGCGACAGCCAGCAGGGGATCGGTGATGGCGGCCGCTCACACGCCCCGCACGATTGCCGAGGCGAAGCGGGCGGGATGCCCGCTCGCACGCGGTCGCTTCCTCCGGATCAACGACGTGATCGCGACCACCGGGCTCAGCCGGGCGACGATCTATCGCCTCATCAACTCGGGCGAATTCCCGCAGCCGGTTCGACTGACCGCCCGGTCGGTCGGCTGGTGGGAAGCGGCCGTCTCGACCTGGCTCGATTCTCGGCTCTCCGCCGCCTGA